AAAACTCGATATGAGCAAAGTTGGAATGCTCGGGAAGATTGTCAACGCATTTAGCGAAATGACACCCGAAGCAGCCGGCAAGGCTTATAAAGGGATTATGGATAGTGCTTCAAATAAGTCTTCGATTGCTGCCAAAGGCGATGCAAAGGCACCAGTCAAGCTCCATGCAATGGCCGCTGTAAAGGAAGATTTACAGCAGTTATTCCAGGATAGCGAGAACCTAACAGAAGATTTCTTCGATCAAGCAAGTGTACTTTTTGAGAGTGCACTAGGCATTAAAGCAAAGTTGGTTGAAGAAGAACTAAAAGAACAATACGAACAGCATCTAGAAGAAGCTATTGAAAAGATGAATGAGGAGCTCGAAGAGAGACTCTCTGATTATCTTGAATACGTAGCAGACACTTGGATGGAAGAAAACGAAATTGCTATTGAATCAGCTCTCAAGGTTGAGATGGCAGAAAACTTCCTAGCTGGCGTAAAGGGTCTTTTCGAGCAGAACAACATTGAGGTTGATGATGAGTCTGTCGATCATGTTGCCGAACTAGAGGCAAAGGTTGCAGAACTTGAAAGTCAACTTGATGAATCTGTCGAAACATCAATTCAGTTAAAGAGAGTTAGTGACGAGCAAGCTGCTAAACTAGCCTTTAACGAAAAGAGTTCTACACTAACCCTCAAACAAAAAGATGAGTTTGAGGATCTAGTAGAAGGTCTAAGTTATGATAACTTGGATGACTACGTTTCAAAGATGGATGTTATCATTGAAACAGTTTTCAATAAATCAGCCGCCACGGACACTGCAGTTGACGATAGTGAACCAGTTGACGTTGACTCTGAAGACGCTCCTAGAGCACCTTCAGGACCAATGGCTGCTTATGCTCAGGCTATTTCTAGAACAAAGATCAGATAAATTTGAATTCTAAAGGAGAAACAAATGTTAAATGAAGATCTATATCAGAAGTGGCAGCCAATTATTGAGCATCCCGATCTCGATCCAATCAAGGATGCTCATAAGCGGAACGTCACTGCTACTATGTTGGAGAACACTGAAACGGCTCTAAGAGAGTCTCAAGGTTTTGCTCCACAGTCCCTACTTGAAGCTGCACCAACAAACGCTATGGGTGCTTCTTCATCAACCGCGGCAGACGGTGCCATTGACATCTACGATCCAGTGCTTATCAGCCTAGTTCGTCGTGCAATGCCAAACCTCGTTGCATATGACATCTGTGGTGTCCAGCCTATGTCTGGTCCTACTGGTCTAATCTTTGCAATGAAGTCTCACTACGAAGGTCGTGGTGGTGCTGAGGCACTCTACAACGAGCCCGACAGCGACTTCTCTGCAGGTTATGATGCAACTGCAAACGCATATGACACTGCAAACCCTGTTGCAGGTAGCAACCCTGGTCTCCTCAACGACGGTGGCACCTACGATCGTGGTGTAACACCAATGGCTCGTGAAGATGCTGAGGCACTGGGCGAGTCTGGTAAACTATTCCGCGAGATGAGCTTCTCGATCGAGAAGACCTCTGTGACTGCAAAGTCCAGAGCACTCAAAGCAGAATACACTCTAGAACTAGCACAAGACCTCAAGGCAATCCACGGTCTTGATGCTGAGCAAGAGCTCGCTAACATTCTGTCTAGCGAAATCCTTGCTGAAATCAACCGCGAAGTTGTTCGTACTGTGTACACCATCGCTAAGCCTGGTGCTCAGAACAATGTTGCTAACCAAGGTAAGTTTGACCTCGATGTTGACTCCAACGGTCGTTGGTCGGTTGAAAAGTTCAAGGGTCTGATGTTCCAAGTCGAGCGCGATGCTAACGCAATTGCACAAGAGACTCGTAGAGGAAAGGGCAACTTCCTGATCACCTCTGCTGATGTTGCTTCTGCTCTCGCTATGTCTGGCACCCTAGACTATACCTCTGGTCTAACTGGCGCTGGTGGTCCTTCCATCGGTGAAGTTGATGACACTGGTAACCTTCTCGTCGGCACCATGAACGGCAGAATCAAGGTTTATGTTGATCCTTATTCTGCTAACCTCTCCAACAGCCACTACTATGTTGTTGGTTATAAGGGTTCTTCCCCATATGACGCAGGTCTATTCTACTGCCCATATGTACCCCTCCAGATGGTTCGTTCCATCGGTCCTGACACCTTCCAGCCTAAGATTGGATTTAAGACCCGCTACGGCATGGTCGCTAACCCATTCGTCACACAGGCTAACGGTACACCTGATGCTGAAGCACTTACCGCTTCCCGCAACCAGTATTACCGTCGTGTTATGGTTCAAAACCTCATGTGATTTTTATTCACAAATCATCACAAGGCATCCTTCGGGGTGCCTTTTTTATTAAATAGATATTATTATGTTTTAACTATTATGAAAAGTCAAATGCAATATTTAATTTGGTCTTCAATTGTTGCACAACTCGAAAAAGCTGACAAAGTGAAAACGCCATACTATAATATGGCATTCGGAAAAATGAAACTTAACGAACCATTATCCAATCAATCAAATGAGAGGTAGACTATCTAAAGTTGAAATGGAAGCACGATTGATGCGCCATAAAAATAAACTCTATAACCATCTCCACCATAGAGATTGGACAAGCGAGCAAAAACATGCTGCACAAGTAACATTAAGCGAAATTCTTGATATTGTATCGGAGTATTATCAATGAATCAGGACTGGAGGTATAGTGACGAAAGGATGAAGTTGCGTGCAGACGCATTTATAATCCTACGCAAACAATATTTTAATCTCAAACATTCCAAACATTTGTATGAGTTTTGTCATGACTGGGTAAGTCAAGGTAATCAAACTACAGATGGAATAGAAGAATCCTTCAAAGAATATTTACAAGCAGTGCAATGAAAATTCTCACTACTTTTTTCAGTGATGATGAAATTCGTCAAGCACAAGTATGTTTTGCTGACGATGAAGCATACCACCACTACAAAGTTTTTGCTACTTCAGATAAATCATCACACACAAAAAATTTCAATCACGAAAGTGACGCTGAAGAATATGCCGAAAATTGGGTGCAAGGTGTATGAAAGAAGAAGACAAAGAAAAATTTACCGATGAGGATGAAAGACTATTAAGGCAGGCTATGATGTTTTTAAAACATCGTGAGCTCTGTGAGGAACCATTCGACGGTTATTGGGAAGACGACGATGACATCTAAAGAAACAATTGTTTTAATTGGTTGTTTTGTTCCATTGATTATTATATACATTGTCATGAAATTATCTGTGTGGATTGCCGCTGTAAATTCAGAACAAGAATATGTCAGACAAGAACCATTTCGAGAACGAGGACCATTTGTGGCAAACCCATATGAAGATGTTGATGAAAAGGAAGAAGAATATGGAAGTCGCACAGATTATCGATGATGCGTTACTTGAATGGTATTCATCTAAAGGAGAGAGTGTTCCGAATTGGAGAGTACCTAAAAATCCTGAATGGTGGATACTCTACCTCGGGTCTCTAGGCATCGATATAAACAACCCATAAATAATAAGTAGCTTGGGAAGTTGACATGCCTGCTGACTGGTATAATCTGCAGCCATCAAATAGAAATTATCTATCTCCTACTGGTTTTCAGTTCGGTCTGGAAAACTTTAAGGGGGTAGATTTTTTCTGTCAATCTGCAAACATTCCAGACATCTCGATGCCTGTTGCTAGTCTGGGAAGCAAGTTTAGAAACATTCCAATCCCTGGTAGCGGTGGTGTTGAGTATGGTGATCTACAGGTGACCTTTCTGATTGATGAAGACTTTACTAACTATATGACAATCCAAAATTGGATTCGTAAGTTTGGATTGTCTGAAGGTCACTCAGATTCTACTGACAAAATGAGTGCTGGTTATATTGTGGTACTAACTTCAAACTTCAACGGCAACTTCTATGTGAGATTTGAAGATCTATTCCCAGTAAGCTTGACAGGAGTTCAGTATGATGCTAGCTTAACAAATATCGATTACTTAACTGCTACTGCTGTTTTTAAATTTAAACGATATAAGATACAGACTGAACAAGGCGTTGATTTATGAATTTTGAATCTCTTCGTAATAAATTTGATAATCTTAGAGAACAATGGGCAGAAGATTCTGAGGTAGATTTTCAGTTTAAGAATAAACAGTATACCACAGATCTGGGACAACTTGCATTATCGATCCCTTTTCAACATAATAAATACTTAAACCATTACACTGACATTCAGCAGATCAAGACCTCGCTCGAATTTGAGATTCGTAAAATGGTCAAAGAGAAACGTGAGTATTACTCAGGCGAAGCAGACGCTAAGACTTACGCCTCTAAACCATTCGGATCAAGTATCAAGACTTCAGAAAAAATGAAAACTTATCTTGAGGCAGATGACGAGATCATCAACCTTGAGGCAAAGATCAAATATCTAGACCAGATGCTTTACTGGTTGGATCAAGTCATGAAGCAAATT